CTTGACTTTATCCACCCACGTGTCTACCATGTTACATGATAGGCACCCACCCCGCTTTTGGTAGAGCAGTATGCGGAACTGCTACGCTTTCTGCGTACGGCTCGCGCATCCCTTCACAAAGGTTATGCACGAAGCGGGCGACACCTGAGGGGAATGGAGACTTCTCACGCCTCGATACGAGGTAGCGAGTTTTAATCTCGTTCCGACACAGGTCCTTTTGCCACCGGGTCTTCATCCCGTGAGGGACGAAGATTGCGGTAGGTAATAGGGTGGAGGTGCGGCAGATTCCTCTGAAGCGTGATCCCATCGTTGGTAAAGGACCAACGATTTTCTCACAGGCTTTCCAGAGATACTCCGCAGTACTCCAGTATCCCTTATCAAAGAAGCTTTGAGCGTTCTTCGACAGGCGATACACGTCGCGAAACACAGGGCGGGCTCTACAGACCAGGGCGCGAAGCCGCGTTGGGGTAACATCTTCACCATTGAAGACATCAGCCCCGCACGACTCGCGAAACAATCCCCGGTAGAAGCACTTACCACGGTTGACCTTGAGCCCAAACGACTCTAGGACCGTAGTAATCCGCTCGAACTCCGTCGATCGGCAGATGATATCATCTCCGAAAACGAAGACGTTGTCCGTACGGAGCGCACCGTTCACTCGACTTACATCCCAAACTGCACCCTGGCATAATGCCCAAAAGACAAGCGCTTCAATGGGAAAGCACAATGCTGATCCCATAGGCGCAAACTTCTTAAGGGTTACCAGACTCCCGTCCGGGAGCTGCGCAGTTTGTGACCGCGTGGCAAAGAGGTAAGGTAGGAGGTCCTCTGGAAAGAGGGCCCTAACCAAACTCGACGACACGCGATCAGACGCATCCGCCAGATCGATAGTAGCATATCGTCCGTCAATTGACGCACGCCGTGCTCGTTCTCGATGTGGCCTCTGGTTATTGAAATAGACCCTACCTCGAGTGAGGGGGTGTTTTCGGACCAGAGAAACAATCTCACGCGCCAAACCTTGCTGCAAGAACTGCAGCTGAGCTGGCTCACATGAGATGACACGTGGACCCCGAGAATCCTTAGGGACAAAGACAACGCGGGCCGGAGCAATGCTCCGATCCAGCGTGCGATACCCCAGCAGATCCTCAGAGTTTTGCGAATGGAACCCAAACGTGATAAATTGCACGTAAGGGTATACCAGATCAAGGCTTTGAGAGTAGAACTGAGGAACATACTTGTTCCGCCCTCGCACGCCTCTCTCGGCAACGGATCCCGGACCATGCCTTGGTGTCACATCCCAGGGCTTAAACCCCGAGAAGAGTCTCCGCAAGAGGAAGCGGGCGCGTCGTACGACGCCCTGCTGATCCTCTCTGACGATCAACTGACCGTCAGGGAGCTCACGCTCGATATCCTTATATTTCCGCGAAGCTCTCTCGAGCTGATCGTCGGAGAAAGGACTCTCAACCTTGTAACACGTTAAGCATAGCTGTCTAATAAAAGCGACAGCTGTGTTTTTAACACAGACCAGGTTTCCCTCACGATCGAAGATGGTCAGGAACAGTTCCGAGAAAAGTACCGGAATGTTCCAAGTGCACCGATGCTTGCTCTTTCGAGCAAAGCCGGGAGGCACTATGAGCTGACCAGTTTCAATTCCAAGTAGCAGTGCCCTATCCAAGGATGGAAGGGTCTTACTAAGGAATCCGAAACCTTCGGCCGTAACACGAGCACGAATAGACATCATGTCTCTCGTTAACTCGTGAGAGGAGATCTCTGGGAAGGCGCGATATGCATCGACGAGCACGTTGTGAAGAAGATTGACGTAGAATTCCTCGTCAATCCGGCTCTTCCGGGTACCCATATGGATACTCCTCCGAGCAGCCACATGCCCGTCGCCACCATCAGGATCAAAGTCCCTAGGTGCAGCGTAACGCCCTCCGACAGGTCAAGACTGACCCTGCAAGATAGCGTCCAGATCGGCCGACTTAGCGCCGGCAGTATCGACGAGGTCCTTAATGAAGGACACCAGGTCGTACACCGTCGTGTTCGTCGCGGTCTTCCGAGGCACTGAGATTGTCAAATTGACAACCGTAGTGAAAGGAATTCCGTTTGCATCCAGCTCCACACGTGTGGCCTGGATCAAGTGTCGATCGGTAAGGCTTTCGCCACTGCCCGACGTCGAATGCTTGATAGCAAGCTTCGTCGGTTGAGACAGTGTCGTTGCGCCGTCGAGACGAACGGTACCGGTAGGCAAAACATCGGTCGTAACAAACGACCGAGCTGCCGCGGCCTCGTTCTTAAGCGACAGGGTTGCAGACAGGGACATGGAGGGCTACTCCTTCTGGGATTGGAACGAGCCGATGACGTCCTGTCATCTTGAGATGAATGACATCCTTGTCATTTCTTCTAGGCTCTTTGTCCAAAGAGCGCAGTGAGCACTGCCCACTGGCTTGGAGTGAGACTACCTTTCAAGGTAGCAATGCTCCCGTCGATTGCGAGTCCGAGTTGTCGCTGATAATCCGTCAAATAGACGTAACCAGCAATCTCGGGCGCAGAAAGGCCACCACCTTCAATCGTTACGATGGATGAGAATGTCCGTTTGAAGGACACTCCACCGTCTTCGAACCGAAGGATATTAAGGTAGCCTCCAACGTCGACGTTGTTCCTCAGCCACTTGTCAACTCGTGCAAACCAGTTGACTACAAAGCTGAAAGGAACCAAGTCCCATAGGAATTCGGCACCGCGTCCAAGTCCAGAGGCACGAGTAAAG